GATCTCGGGGCGGGGCTCGGGGGCGGGGCTGGGGGCGACGAGGGGGGCGGCGCGGAGGCGGGCCTCGAGGAGCTCGGCGGTGCGGGAGGCGATGGCGTCGAGGTCGGCGGGGGTAAGGTTCACGGGCGGCCCTCCTGCCGGGGAGCGGGCGCGGGCTGGGCGGGGGCAACTGTTGCGGAATTTGCACCAGTTGCAGCCTCGGCGCGGGGCGTGGGCTGGGCTTTCTCGCCTTCGTTGGCCTCGCCGGCGCCGGTGAGGGCGGCGAGGGTGTAGAAGGCGATAACGAGGAGGAAGCCGACGAGGGCGAGCGCGGCGAGGAGGTCGAGGACGATGGCGGAGAGGTTCATAGCGAGGCCTCCGTGATGCGGGTGCGTTGCTGGATGACGCCGGCGATGAGGTGCTCCGGCTTTTCGTGGGCCTGGAGGAAGGCGGCGATGGCCGCGCGGATGATCTCGGTCTTGCGCATGCCGGAGCGTTTGGCGGCGCTATCGAGGCGTTTCCCTAGCTGAGGGCTCAGGCGGATTCCCGTGGTGGAGGTCATGCGCTGCACGTTGCGGCACATCGCGCAACGCTCAAGACCAAGATTTTAGCGTATTGTTAAAGGTTTTAGGGTCAAAACTTTAGCTTGCAAACGCTGCACGATGTGGCACGTTGGGGACATGAAGACGAGCACACCAAAGAGCAAGACGACGGGCATCCGCCTCGGGGTATTGCAAGAGCGGCTGGATGCCTACGCAGCGGCGCAGGGAGTGACGAGCAGCGTGGTGATCCGCAAAGCAATCGAGGCGTATCTGGACCGCGCGCAGGGGACCTCAAACGAGGAGCTGGCGGCGCAGATTCGGGCGATACTGGCGCGGCTGGATGCGCTGGAGGCGGAGCGGGGCGAGATCAAGACGATCCCGCTGGTGCAGACTATGCGCGCCGAACCAGGTGAGGCTTTGCGGCCGCCTCGGAGGGGGAAAGCCTAGTCTTGGGGGGGATGAGGCCGACCTCGCGGAGGGCGGCCTTATGAGCCTCGAGATCGGTGACGAGGGCTCGGCAGTAGGTGGCGAGGGCGGCGGCATCGTCGCGGCGCTCGGCGGCGGCGATGTCGCGGCGCCAATACCAGGCGGAGGGGCGGTAGAAGGCGACGGGGGTGGCGCCGGAAGCGGGCTCGTTTTTATCTGTATCGGGCACGCGGCTTTAGTAAAAATCGGGGCATGCAAATCAAGAGCGCGTTGGCGGTTTTTTTCACGTTGGCGGCGGGGGTTTTTTCGGGGTGTTCGTTCTCGGCGACGCCGTTGACGGTGCAGCGCGCCGACGAGCTGGGCTATGTCCACCCGGGGCGGCAGGTGGCGTGGAGCGAGCCGAGCGCGGAGCGGCGGCGCGCGGATGCGCTGGCCAAGCATGCCGAGTGGCCGGTGGAGGTGGTGCGCGAGATCGCCGCGGGGAGGGTGGCGGCGGGGATGGACCGCGCGATGGTAAGGGCTGCGCGGGGCGAGCCGGCGGGCTACGGGCTAAACCCTGAGCAGGGGGCGACGCGGTGGGTGTATCCGGGCCGGGTGTTCGTTACGTTCGACGCGGCGGGGCGGGTGGTGGCGGTCGAGGAGTAAGGGCTCAGAGGGGCGCGAAAAAGGCGTCGGCGGCGCCGGGAGCGGAGAGTTGAAGGTAGTGGCGGAAGGCGACGTCGGAGGAGTTGCCGGCCTGGCGGGTGACTTCGCGGATGTCGCCGGTGCGTTGGTAGAGGTAGCTGAGGCCGGTGTGGCGGAGGATGTTCTCCTGCCAGAGGCCGGCGGTGATGGTGCGCTTTTTCTGGCGGACGGGGCCGAGGGTGACGAGGCCGGCCGCGGCGCGGAGGTGATCCCAGCGGACGCGGCCCCAGGGCACGCGCCAGGCAGCGCGGCGCTCGGGGGTATCGAGGCCGGCCAGGGCGGCGCGGAGGACGGGGACGACGCAGGCGGGGATCTCGACGGTGCGGTAGCTGGGGGTGCCGCGTTTCTTCGGGCGGATCTCGACGACGGGGCGGGCGGCGTCGAGGCGGATGTCGTCGGCCCGCAGGCGGAGGACTTCGGCATGGCGCAGAAAACACCAGGTGGAGAGGGCGACGTATGGGGCGAGGTTTTCCTCGGGGCGCGGTGCGCGCGGGGGCGTGGCCGCGGGGGCGGCGGCGAGCTCGCGTTGCCAGCGCTGGCGGGCGGCCTGCATGAGGGCGCGGGCCTGGGCGGGAGTGAGGATGCGGGGAAGCTGGGCGGGCTCGGCGGATTGCTCAAGGTCGGCGACGTTGAGGGCCTCGAAGGGCGAGACCTTGCACCAGCGGCGGCGGACCCATAAGCGGCCCCAGGCCCGGAGGACGCGGGCGTGGGCGACGCGGGTGTGGTCGGCGACGCGCTGGCCGCGGGCGTAGGTCTGGCGGAGGATGTAGGCCTCGGCGTGGTCGGGCGTGACGGCCTGCACGGTGTCGACGCCGGCGGGGAGCCATGCGATGAAGGCGGCGACGCGGTCGTCGTTGCCGTCGATGGTGCGGATCTCGCGGCGGCGTTTGCGGGCGTCGGTCCCCCACTCTGCTCTGGCGTTGACCAGAAGCACGGGCTCGGAGGTGGTCATGACGCGGTCGCTGGCCTCGACGCACTCGAGCAGGGCGCGCCCACCAGCTCGGCGGACGGCGGCCTCGGCGTCGCGGAGCTGGGCCTCGGTGAGCCAGGTGAGGCGGAGGTGTTGCGAGCGATCCGGCGCGGTCTGGAGGGTGTGCTCGAGCTCGAGGCGCCGGGCATCGAGGGCCTCGACGTCGCGGAAGCGTTCGCGGATGCGCTGGCCGTTGACGCGGCCGAAGAGCTCGAGGCTTCCGTTGGGCAGCGTGCGGGTGTTGAGTTGGTTCTCTGCGTGGCGCGCCATGGTTTCCACCTTTGCCCACTATTTTGCCCACAACAAGGAAAAGGGCGCAAAAAGGAGGGAAAATGCGGGAGAGAGAGGGCGGGCCGTTTTGAGCCTTTCTACCTCTGAAAAAGCTGGAGCCGATGGTCAGGATTGAACTGACGACCAGCGGTTTACGATACCGCTGACGTTACCACTGAAAACCTTCGGCCTTGCCCAGAATTACTTGAAATTCCGGGCAACCTGGCAGGCACCTAGATCGGCGAACGCTGATTTGCTCCCCCACCCTACCCTGCCCTCGATACCCCTGCCTAACCCCTGCCCCCTTTTAGGGGGCAGGGTATGGCAGGGTATCAGGGTATGGACCCTGACACGGTATCGCTCAGGGTATTCGCAGGGGTCAGGGTATCACACCCCGCCCCCATCGGATCTTGCCGTGTTTCCGTCAAGAGACTAGACGCGGTCTAGGCTTGGAGACCACCAGACTTTCACCCTCCCCCGGCCCTTGGACTCCAGATCGGGCAAAAACATACATTTTGCCGATTTTTGCGCTTTTTTCTAATTAGTTTCAAAAAACGCGCTCATTTCGTGAGCTGCTCGGCCTGGATGATCGCAGACGAGATGCCTAGGATGTAGGCGGGCGGATTGATGCCACCGCTCCAAACTCGCGCGAAGACCTCTCCGGTATACTGCCGACTTCCGGCGCTGACAGGCTCTACCACGCTGATGATGGGTCGGATAGAGCCACCGGAGACGTTGTAGCGGATGGTGCGCTCTGTGAGCGTAGAGCTGCCCACCTTGATCCGCATGGTGATGTCCCAGACTGTAGCCGCGCCTGAGCTGTTGGCGAAGGTAGCGGCGAAGGCCACGTTGACGTTGCGCGCCAGCCAGGTCTTCGCTGGGGTAGTGCAGACGCCTACCGCTTGATCATCACCAACAGTGTTGCTGCCTGTGCCACTCACGGAATCAGACACTCGGATGGTCACGGTGTTGAACTCGGCGTCGCCGTTGCCTCGGATGCGCCAGCCGGCCGAGCCGGCGACGAAGTTGGAGCTTTGGATGACACCTGATGTCCCGCCGGCGACGTTGATGGTTTGGCTCGAGATGGTGCCGGCCGTGATCTTGTCCGCAGAGACGTCGTTGATTTTCGCAGATGTGACGGCGAGATTGGCGATGTTGGCGCTGGTGGTGATGATCTCGTTGGTGCCGACTTTTTCGGCGATGATCGAGTTGGCCGCCAGCTTCGGCGTGGAGATGGCGCCGTCGGTGATCTGGGTGGCGGTGATCTGGCCGGTAAGCTGGCCGGTGTCGACGGCCTGGGAGACGCCGCTGACGCCGCCGGCCCAGGCGGAGCGGTTGCCGGAGGTATCGACGGAGCGGACCCAATACCAGCGGGTCTCGCCGATGGTGATGCCCTGGCGGATGAACTCGGTGCCGTTGATGCGGGCGTAGGGTGTGCTGGCCGCGTCGGGCGCGGGCGTCGCGGTGGTGCCTTCAAAGACTTCGACAAAGGAGAAGTCGGTGTCGGCCGGGTTGCCCCACCGAAGGCGGACGCCGGTGAAGATGCCGAGGACGCTGAGGGCCGAGGGCGCGGCGGGCGCCGTGGTATCGCCGGCGGCCACGCGGTTGGTGAGGGCCTGCCAAGGGCTGGCGCTGCCGAGCGGGTTGATGCCGCGGATGCGGAGGTCGTAGGTGAGGCCGGGGGTGTAGGGGATAAGGGTGGCGCTGTCGGAGTCGCCGGGGAACATGGCCACGGTCTTCCATGTGGCCTCGGCGGAGAGCTTGGTCTGGATCTCGATGCGGCCGGCGGACGATCCGGTGAAAGGATCGAGGGGCGTGTTCCAGGTGAGGTTGAAACGCGCCACGATGGTGCCGTCGCTTTGCTGGATGGTGTCGGAGGTGCCGGCGAAAGATCCGGGCGCGGTGACCAGGATGGCGCCGGGCAGGTCGGTGTTTGGCGCGGGGTCGACGCCGGCTTCGTCGGTGCTCGGGGTCCAGCCGTAGATGCTCGAGCTGGTCTCGCGGAGGGAGAGGCGGACGAGCGGCGCGGGCGCGGCGGTGTCGCCGCCGCCGGAGGGGATGACCTGGTCGAAGATCCAGCCGGTGACCTCGAAGGGCTTCGTGGTCCAGCCGTAGCGCGGGAGCGTGAGGTTGACGACATCGCCGGTGCGCAGGCGCATGGCGTGGAGCTGGCAGACGAGCTCGACGGTGATCTCCTGGCGGGCGCGGAGGAGCTCGATCTTGGCGAGGCGTTGCGCGGTGGCGGAGGAGGTGGTGAAGGGCAGCGCGATGTCGCGCCAGGCGCGGACGTTGGCGTCGGCGGTGAGAAACTCGGCCGGCGCGTAGGCGGGGAAGTCGGCGCTCTGCCAATTCGTATCGGGCGAGATGTAGGTGCCTTTGACGGCGTTGCAGCGGTCGCGGGCGGAGAGGCGCGTTTTTACGACGACGGGGCCGGCGAGCTGGTCTTGGGTGATGGTGTAGGCGGGCGCGCGCCAGCCGGCGGCGTGCATGGCCCACTTGCCTCCGGTGTAGATGAGGAGGCCGCCACAGGATGTGAGGAGCTGGCCGATGTTGTCCTCGGGGCGGGCGGAGCTGGAGAGGATGCCGTTGGCGGTGTAGCGGGTCTCGGTGCCGCCGGCGTCGAGGGTGACGGACTCGTCGCAGAGATTAGCGGCCGCGGCGAAGGTGTCTGCATCAAGATCGCCGGCCTCGACGCCGAGGCCGTGGCGGGTGTTGGTGAGGTAATCGCGGGCGCAGAGGGCGGGATTGCGGGACCAGCCGGTGGTGTTGGTGCGCAGGTCGAAAATCTTTTTACCGCGGACGAGGGCGGAGACGACTGGGATGCCTGTGGGGTAAGTCTCGGGTTTGTAAATCAGGCGGACGTATAGGTAGGCGATGCCGCGGAGGCGGTGATCCGTGGTCCACTTGGGCGAGCACTCGCTGACGAGCTCGGGGATGGCGGTCTGCGTATCGGTGCCGGAGCGCCAGAGGATGCGGGCCTTGCCTGCGTAGCGGCCGGTGGTTACCGCGCCGCTGGTGGCGTTGAAAGCTACCTCGTCGTCGTTGAAGTAGATTTTCTCGAGGGCATCGCATTCGTGGTCGGCGATGACGATGACGAGATGCAGGTTGTAGTTGTCGTTTCCGGTCGAGTGGATGAAGGCGAGCACGCCGCCGACTTTCTGGCGGCCGTAAATGATGCGGCGCGGCTCGTCGGGGACGCGGAGGTTGTCTTGGTAGCCGCCGAGGCCGCGTTGGGCGCTTACATCTGGCGCGAGGGCGCGCGCGGCGAAGGTAGCCGCGGCCGCCAGCGCCACGGTGTTGATGATCGTGGCGTAGGAGATCGTCCAGGTGGCGGCGCCCACCGTCATGGTGACGCCGCCGCTTATGGCATAACCTGCAATGGCTAAAATCGCGGTGGGCATGGTGTGTTAGGTCCGCCACGCGCCGACAGAGCGCGAGATCGGGAAAAAAAGGAGGCCGCCGGGATGGTGCGCGAAGGCGGCGCGATGATCGGCGACGACGCCGAGGGCGAGAGCGCCACGGCGGCCGATCGGGGCGAGGACGATGTCGCCGCGGGCGGCCTGGGCCACGGCGGGCAACTGGCGCAGGCCGGCGCGGGCGGGCAACGCGGGCAGGCCGCCAAGGGCCTGGAGGGTGCGCGCGGCGGCGAGGGCGGTGGTGTAGACGCGGCCCTCGAGGATGGGGCCGAGCACGTCGGCGCCGGTGAGGGCCTCGAACGCGCGGGCGCTAAAATGGCAACAATCATGCGCGCCCCAGGCCCAGGGCATGGCCGAGCGGGCCTCGATGTAGTCGGCCAGGCGGGCGGGCCAGTCGGGCAGGCGTGATCGCGGGGGCTGCATGGTGGCTACTTGCCGCCGCCGGGGCGGCCCCAGAAGATCTCCTTGGTCTGGAGGCCGGCGACGTATTCGAGGCCGCGGTCGCCGGGGAAGTCGATCTGCTGGTCTTGGTGGGTGAAGCGGCGCTCGCGGGGGCGCGCGAGGTCGATGAGGTTGTTTTCGAGGGTGAGGATGATGGCGCCGGTGGAGCCGGAGTCCTCGGCCTGGACGGTATCCATGCGGCCGGCGAAGATCGGGATGGGCGAGTCGATGAGCTGGGCCGAGCTGTTGAGCATGCCGAGCCAGAGCTTGCCGGTGCGGCCCTGGTAATTCTCGGCGAGGGCGAGGGCGAGCACTTCGGAGGGTATGCCGGCGAGGCGCAGGGTGAGGCCACGGGCGGAAAGATCGGCGTTTTCCTCGACGGGCTCGATGCTGCCGAGGGTGCCGAGGCCGAAGTAGTCGACGCCTCCGACGGTGAGGGTGCCGTAGCCGGTCCAGACGCGGACGGGCGCGGAGGGGAAGGACAATTCGCAGAGGAGGACGGGCGCGATGTCCTGCGCGGAGGTGGCGGTGAGCTGGGCCGAGGTGAGCGGGCGCGTGCTCATGAGAGGCTGGTGGTGGTGGTGCTGGCGCCGACCGCGTCGATGAAGGCGACGCTGAGGCCGTAGTTGCGGCCGGTGTCGACCTCCCAGGAGGTGGCGGGATCGGCCAGGTGGAAGAGGCCGCGGGGCGCGAGATACTCGATGACGGTGCCGGAGGCGTGGGCGGCGCGCAGGCGGGGGAAGACCTGGACGCTGGTGGCGCTGTCGACGTGGATGACTTTGTGGAGGGTGCCGCCGATCTGGAGGAGATCGCCGGTGGCGAAGCTGCCGGTGGCGCCGGCGATGGGCAGGGTGGCGGAGTTGGCGGCCGCGCCGGAGCCGACGGTGAGGGTGCCGGTGACGGCGCCGCGGCGGCCCGGGTAGGAGGTGTCGCGCAGCCAGATGGTGCCGCGCCCCACGGCGAGGAGCCAGGCGACGAGGGTCTCGGCATCGGCGCGGGCGAGGGCCGGGATGGTGGCGGTGACCTCCCAGCGCTCGCCGGGGTGGTGGTAGCGCTGGCGGTGGTAGGTGAAGGGGCTCTCGTTGACGGAGGTGGCGCGGCGGGCCGTCCAGGAGAGGCGCGCGGTGCGGAAGCTGGCGGGCGGGGTGGCGGGAAAGGTGAAAGGCATGGCGGGAGGGGCTAGGCGTAGGCGCGGCGATAGGAGCCGCCGCGGCGCACGGCGTCGGCGACGGCGGCCTTGGTCTGGTTGATGATGCCCGGGATGATGCTCGCCAGCTCGGCGCGGGTGACGCCGGTGGCGAAGTGGTTGTTGATGATGATGGGGGGCGCGTCGTTGGCGGCCATGCGGCGGGTGCGGCCGGAGAGCATGGCGGCGGTCTGGTCGGCAGGGATGACTGTGCCGGGCGAGCCAGGGTCGAAGATCTCGGGGCCTTCCTCGCCGACGAGGTAGGGGCGCGAGCCGGAGCGGAAGCCGCCGTCGGCGGCGGGGGCGGCGAAGAGGTTGGGGACGAGGCCGCTGGAGCCGCCGATCATGTTCATGAGCGGCATGACGATCTGGGCGCGGATGAGGGCGGAGACGAGGTCGCGCAGGATGGCTTGGCCGAGCTCCTTCATGCCGAGTTTGCCGGTCATGACGAAGTCGGTGAGCGATTGGGTGAGGTTGTTGCTTATCGAGTATTGGATCTCGTTAAACGCGCGCTTGAGCGGGCCGAAGCTGGCGAGGAGGCGCTTGGCGTCGGCGTCGCGGTAGGCCAGCTTGGCGGCTTCGGCTACCCGTTCATAGGTCTCGGCGGTGATGAGGTTTTGACTTTGCAGTTGGCCAGCTAGCTCGAGCTGGCGAGTGGCCGATTCGGCCGGACTCTCGTAAGATTGCGCAAAACTATCTGCTCGGGCTTTGAGCGCTTCACGGTCGGCTGCCTCTTTTTTGGCCAGTTTGTCGGCTTCCTCGGCTTTTTGGGCCGCGCGAGCCTGCACGGCGTTGTCGTAGTCGATCTGGTCGTTTAGTTTGGACTTTAGCGAGGCAGCGAAGGCCTTCACCGAGGCATCCAGCTGTTTATTCTCGGCGATGGCCGTAGCTTGACCGGCTACGTTGGTCGCCTCGACTGCATCGGCCGTTTTTTGCGCTTCGCGGCCTTTGGCTTCGGCGACTTCTTGGTCTTGCTGCGTCTTTAATTGCGCGGCGAGGCGTCGCCGACTGGCTAGCAACCTGTCAAAGTCTTTGACCGCACGCTCGGCAAACATCGATCCAGATGGAAACTTGTCTAAATCCTCGCCGGCTTTGCTGAGGTTTGCCTTTTGCAGGTTGAGCGCGGCTTCTTGAGTTTTACCCTGCTCGAGGTAAATTTTGGCGAGGTTTAGACGCGCCTCGACGGCCTGCGTCGAGTCTTTGCCGAAGCGGTTTTCGGCGATGTTTAGATCATTCAGGGCCGCCTTTAGGCCAGTGCTGGCGTCGATAATGTCGATCGTGGCGCCGGCAAAGCTACCGGCGAAGACGGTGAGGCGATTTTTGAGGACTTCGATGCGGTCGCCAGCGGAGTCTAGCTTTGCGACCAGGTTGGTCTCCATGACCACGCCAGCGGACCGGGCTCCGCGCTCGAGCTCGGCAAAACCACGGTCGCCCAGATCGCGCAGAGACGCCATGAGCTTGGGCGCATTCTTGGCGCCGATCAGATCCATGACCGCGGCGAGGCTTTCTTGGTCGCTGCCGGCTTTTACGGCTGCGCGGGCCAGGCGCTCCATTTGCTCGACCGGGTTGGCGCGCGCGAGGGCCTGAGCATCGATGCCGAGGCGGGCAAACTTTTCGGCCAGCACGGTGTTGCCGCGGGCAGCGTCGGCCGCATTGCTTTGCAGCAAGATCATGGCCTTAGACATGTCCTCGATGCTCGCACCATTTAGCGTGGCTTGGTAGCCGAGGACCTGCATCGCATCGGTCGAGATGTTGCTGGCGTTGGCCAGATCCGTGATATTGCTGGCGTAGGAGATCGAGGCCTGGGCGCCTTTGGCAAAGACGGCGGCCGTGGCCGCGCCGACGGTGGCCACGCCTTTCATCGTGTTGGCCACGAAATCGAGGGTCGGCTTTAGTTTCTTCGTCGCGATCTCGGCGGCGCGCAGCTCCTGGTTAAAGCGCTGGATGCCCTGAGTCTCGGCGATGGATTCGAGGATTACGGAGACTTTGAGCTGTCGAGCCATGGTGGGAGTGGTTTAGGCGGAGGCGGAGGCGATTTGCTTTTTGATGAGTTTATCGAGCGCGGCGCCGACCTCGGCGGCGAAGCCGGCCTCGGCCTCGCTCAGGCCACCATCGAGCGCCGGCCGCATGAAGGGCCGGGCGGCCACGTTCTTGCTGCCAAACTCGACGATGTGGGCGTAGGCGCTGGCTCGGGTGTTTTTTTGCCGTTTTTTACCATCGGGCCCGGTTTGCTCGACGACCACGCGCTGGCCGGAGGGCCGGATGTTGGCGGTGGCTCGCCCGGCGCGATCGCCAAAAACGCTGGCATGGATGGAATCGGCAAGCAGGCCCGAGTCTTCATGCTCGCGAGCGCCGCGTTTGGCTCGAAGGACGATGGGCGCGGCGGCGGTCTTGAGGGCACGTTTGAGGATCGGGCGCTGGAGATCGAGCTCGAGCGCGCGGAGCGTGGCATGAGCGGCGGCAAAACCTTCGGCGTGGGCGATGATGGGCACGGTTAGTTTGGCTGGGGGCGGAGCGATGCCGGGAAGGCGAGGCGAAAGCCGGAGAAGATCTCGTCGGGGGTGCGTTGGCGCCGGCGGAGGGATTCTGGGAGCGACTCCTCGGGGCGGCGGAGCGTGGCACCACCGAGGCGCCGCCAGGCGGCGCGCTCGTAGGTGAGGAACTCCGATGCCGTCATCGTCAGGATCTCCTCCGCCGTGAAAGGCAGACCGAGCTCTACGCGGGCGTAAGCGAGGAACTCGGTGCAGCTTTTTTTGCCGGCGCAGGCGAAGCGGAGGAAAAAGCCGCAGCCAGAGCGGTATCGGCTCCGGCCAGACCCTGCTCCGTCTCGCCGAGGGCCTCGGCCAGATCGGCTGGGCTGGCGAAGGGTGCCTCCTCGGGCAGGCACGCCCACGTGAAGTCGACCAGCGCGCGCAGCGAGTGGCGCGGGTTGCGCAGATCGTCCACGGTGGGCGGTTTGCCCAGGCCTTGCAGGCGATACTGGGCACGCAGCGACCACTTGAGGGCGTAGACCTCGCCGCCGATGGCGATAGTGCCAAGGGCGGGCATTGGGGCGGATTTGCTCATGGTTTATCAGCTAGCAGGAGCGACGCCGGTGGGCTTGAGGGTAAAGGTCTGCACGTCGCGACCTTCGACCGGGTGCGGGTCATTCACCACGCTGATGACGTGGGCGTTGAACAGGATGTCATCGGTGGGCGAGACGCGGCCGACGCATTTCACGCGAAACTTCACGATGCTGCCGATGGCGGCACGAAGCGCATCCTGGCCAGCATCGGTGGGCACGGTGAGAAACTTGCCAGTGCATTCGCTCCACTCCTGGAGGCCAGAGGCGATCGATTCTTTGATGCCGCTGGCGGATTCGTGGTGGGTCGAGTCCTGCGGCGAGGTCGCCATGAGGACGGGAGGCTCGATTTCAATGAGCTTGCTGACTTTGGTAAAGGCGCTGGTCACGTAGATCTCGAGCGTCGCGCCGAAGGTTTTGAAGGCCATGGGTGTGTGGTGGGTTGGTGGTTAATTATGCAGACGGGAAAGGGACGTATTGGATGACCAATTCGCAGCCGGCGCGGACTAGGCCGGAGGGCTCGTCGAAGTCGTCAAAGGAGCTGTCGTGCTGGCACGATTCGAGGCGGGGGCCGTTGGCGGTGAGCGTGCCGGAGAAGGCGTGCAGATCGTCGAGCACGGCGTCGCGGATGCCTTGAGCGATGGCATCGGTGGCGGCGTAGGCATCGAGCTGGATACGCGCATCGCGCAGGATGTCGTCGCCGTCGTGCGCGATGCCGCGGCGATCGGTGACTAGGCGCAGCACGAGCAGGGGCGCGGCTTGGTTAATGTGCGCAGGCTGCCAGACGACGGCCACGCCCGAGAGAGCGGCAAGAGCGGCGAGGCGCTCGGCAAGGGCGGTGCGGTGGGTGGCTTCCATGGCTAGTTGGCGAAGGCTACCAGCGGACGGGCGGCGGCGTGGACGCCTTTGACGTGTTTGCAGGAGAGGTGGACCCAAGCGCGGCGGCGGGCACCGGGCGCATCGGTGATGGCGACGATCTCAAAGGCGCGGCCCTCGACCTCGAGGCGGCCGCCCTCGGCCAGGATCTGCGACCAGCGGGCGAGGAAGAGGGTATCGCCGAGCACGCGGGGGCCGCCGGAGACATCGGTGGTGGTAGCGCGGGAGCGCAGGCGGCCGAGATAGATCGGGGTAGCCTGGGCAAAGGCGGGCTCGGCCGCGCCGGCAGTGCCGCGGCGAGGCGTGGCCAGCGTCGCGGTGAGCGGGGCCAGGTAAGTGCCAGAGAGATCGAGGAGGCCGGCATTCATGTGACGCGGAGGTAGCCGTGCTCGAGGAGCCAGATGAGGGCGGTGGCTAGAGTGCTGGCGATGGCGGCGGCGCCGGCGATCTTGGCCACGCGGATGCGGTCGGAGTCCTCGAGGCGGGTGACGCGGCCGTTGGTCCGCTTTACCTCGCCGTGGATCTCGTCCATGCGGGCGGCGCCTTTCTCGAAACGCTCGCGGACTTCGCGGCGGAAGTCTTCGCGCGTATGCCGGTCTTGCTCGAGCTCGACGAGTATACGGGCAAACATGCTGTCGTGACTCTGCGGGTCAAAACGCGATGGTAAGTCGGGCTGCATGTTAGGAGGTCGTCTTGGTGCCGACGCTGGCGCCGGCGGTCTTGTTTCCCCAGCTGGTAGTGCTGCGGTCGAGCTGGCGCTGGCCAAACCACCAGGTGACGGCGGCCACGGCGGTCACTATGATGTTTTGATCGATGTAGGCACGGGTAGCGGTGTCGGCCGAGTAGCGCAGGATCGTCGCCAGGATGACGAGGAGGAGGGTGAGGCCCGGGCGGGTAAGGGCGCGCACGGCCTCGACCCAGAGGTAACTGCGGCCGATCTGGGCCTCGGCTTGTTGTGAGGCCACGAAGGCGCCGGCGGCGCCTTGCTCGCGGGCCACGGCGACGTCGCCGGCGGTCTTGGCGGCGTGGACGTCGGCCTCGAGGCGGAGCATCTCGACGCGTTGGGCGTGCTCCTGGCGGCGCTGGAAGTAGCTGAGGGCGAAGTTGACGCCGGTGCCAAGGAGGCCGAGGAGGCCGCCGGAGGCGACGTTGCCGAGGATGTCGGTCCAATTCATGGGGCGAGGAGGACGGGCCAACGGTTGGCGGCGATGATGCCGGCGGCATCGAGGGCGGCGGTAAGGGAAGCGTAGCGGGGGTCGGCCTGGGAGATGAGGCCGGTGCTGGTGGCGGCGAGCCAGGCGCGGCGGGCGACGGTGGGCGCGGTGGGCGCGGTGAGGGCGTCGATCTCGGCGTCGGTGAGGCGGTCGACCACTACGTCGGTAGACTGGCTGAGTGGCGCAGTAGGTGGCGTGGGCGGGTTGGCCAAGTCGGCCTCGACGGCGGCCTGGCTCGGGGTGCCTTTTGCAGGCGCGGCGATGACTTGGCCGGTGCGCAACTGGATGCGGTAAATAGTGCCGTCGCCGTGATCCAGCACGGTGCCGATCGAGCAGGCGTAGGGCGTGAAGGCGAGAGTGTCGGGTATGTCGCTCATGGTCAGGCGGGGCTGAGTTGGATGGTGACGTTAGCGGTGGTGGCGCCGGCAAAGCGGAGCCAGAGGGAGGAGCCGGCGGGGACGATGCGGCTGGCGAAGGTGGCAAGGTCGAAATCGCCGTTGGTGGTCTGCGCGGAGACTAGCGTGGCAGTGCTGCCGTTGATGCCTACGTCGAGGGTGGTGTTGGCCGAGCTGTTGCCGGCGATGGAGACGATGCGCTGGCGGCGGGCGCCACTAAGAGTGCCACCAAGGATCTGCGTCCAGGTGTTGGCGAGGAAAGCGGTGGCGGGGACGTCGATGAGGCTGATGGGCGAAACCTCCGCGCCGATGATCGGCGTCATGCCGACGAGGCGGGCCTGGTTGCCGCCAATGGCCGTGAGGTCGCGGACCACGGGGATGGACTGAATGCTGGGCAGGCTCAAAGCGCCCACTCGCACGCACTCGAAATTGGAGACCGTGAAGTTAAAGGCGTTGGCTCCTTCAGAGGTTAAATAGGGGTCACCTACAAAAACGGGGTTAATGATGCCGCCGACGGGGTCGAGGATGATGGCGTTTGCTCCCACGCTCAGGGTCTGGGCCGCCGCTCCGCTCGATGCGGCCGAGAGTTTGGGTAGGGCGCGGCCAGTCGAGGCCAGCGTGAAAGTGCAGCGGTAGCGCCCAAAAGGCAGAGGAGTTTGCGCAGCGTTAAAAAAGGCAAAAGCGTAGGGGCGCCCGGTGTTGTCTTGAGTTGCGCTGAAGCCGGTTGCGCTACCCGTGAACGTATCAAAGTCGTAGGAGGCGTTGTTGTTATTCGCCCAGCTCGCCGTGGTTGGTTTTAGGCAATCGCCGCCAAAGGCGACCCACGCGGGCGGGCGGCCGGTGATGCGCCAGGCATCGCTCTCGGCGTTGGTTAGGGTGGTGTTGATCCATTGACCCTGCGGAGCCGAGGCCGCTGGCCAGCCGTAGCCGGTGACATGGTAGGTCGAGACCAAGCTGGCGCTTAACCAGTCGGGGCTGGTGCCCGAGCCAGTGCCAGCCGTGCCGGAGACGGCGGCGCCGTTGACAAAGACGGTGGGCGCGCTGGTGCCATTGGTGATGCGCACGTCCAGCCAGATGCGTTGACCGGAATAGGTGGTGCGGAAGGCGCTGACGGTGAGGGTGCGATAATCGGTCGCGGCGGTAGCGCCGTTGGCGCGGATAATAAGATCCGCGGTGGAGAAGGCGATGCCGAGGCTCCACGCGGTGGCGCTGGCAAGGGCAGTGATCGAGCTACTCAGGCTGGCGACCTCGGCGGTGGATGAGGAAGTGGGGACATCCACCCAGCCAACCCAGGAGGCGGCGGCGGAGCTGGCCAGAGCGCCACGCGTGCCGGGCGTCTGGATCTGCGCACGGCTGGACGTGGAGCCGTCGCTGTAAAGGTAGCCGCTGGCGGCGCGGGTGGAGTCCCACTCGTGCAGGGTGTGGGCGCGGAGCTTGCGGCCGCCATTGGTGGCGCCGTCGAGCTCGAGAAAATCGTCGGCCACGGGGGCGGCGGCGGTGGTGGCGAGGGCGTTGATGCGGATGTCGGGCATGGCGGCGATCAGGTGGTGCGTTGGACGGCGACGCGGACATCGCCAGTGGAGGTGACGCGGCGGTCGCCGCCGGAGGTGATGCGGACATAGCCGGCGAGCTCGACGCGGGCGGCGAGGAGCGCACCGGTAGCCAGCGCGGCGGCATTGGTAGTGGTCTTGGCCAGGCCGCCGGCCAGCGCCGCGGTAGCGACGACGGGGGCGGAGCTGGCGGTAGCCTTGGCGA